GAAAAAATACTCCGATCCTACCAGAAAGGAATGTCCAAGGCGAAGCTCGCCAGGAAATACAAAGTGTGCCATAAGACAATCCGGAAGTACCTGAGAATATACCAGCAGGAAGGATAGAAGAACGTTCAATCTTCCCGTTTTTGAATACAAGGAATCGAAGCAAAATGCGATAGTGTTTTTGGACAAAGTTCAAAGCGGATACACACTAACACCTCTTGTTGCAAGAGATGACACATTTACATCATACAGGACTTTATTAAAAAACGGTTCTGGGACAAACAATGTCGTTTTGAATGCTAGTAGCACAACGCCAGGAACATCTAGTTCATCTGGCAGTTTTTATTATTGCGACTTGAATGCCAGAATAACATACGAACACCAGTGCAATATGTGTATAAAATATTAGACCAACGTTCAATATACCAAACGGGAAGACATTCATAGGAAGCACTATTCCATGTAAAGGAAACGGGATGACTTTGGGTTTGACAGACGGAACTATGAATACGGGATTACACGCATCAACAAATTCTTCTTATGGTGGATGTGTTTATGCAAGAACGACATCTTATGGAACTCCTGTTGGGCATAATTCTACAAGTTCTTCATCCAATATTTTGGGTAAAGATGTTGGGATAACAACAGAAACAACTAAGTCTGGTATCGTTGCCGACCTGTCGTCAGGTATGAGTGCTGTCATCAAGTACTAGTATTTGATGACGAAGTACATTTTTACATTTCGTGCGTGTACTTGGTTGTCTGTACGCCAATATGCAGACGAACTACGATTGGCGTTAAAGTTTGCACCATCAAAATTACTTACACTTCCTTGTCCACCCCAATCTCTAAAACGATTCCAGTTTTCCGTACCAAAACATCCATCAGTACTTCCAACAACTCCTCTGTATCCGTTCCAAAAACTACCAGTTATGTTGGGCAAAGAACCATCTGATGTTGAACCAGGAGGGGCTATACCAGCACCAGAAATAACTCTGTTTACAATTTCTGGCAAATTAAACGTTCTTCTATCCTTCCTGCTGGTATATTCTCAGGTACTTCCGGATTGTCTTATGGCACACTTTGTATTTCCTGGCGAGCTTCGCCTTGGACATTCCTTTCTGGTAGGATCGGAGTATTTTTTCTTTGTTATCGTTTAGCTTCCTGAAGTTTATCTTGGCTCCGAACTTCCTTCCGAGATGTTTCCCCTGCGCTTTCCTGAGCTGGAGTGCTTCCTTCGTGCGCTGGCTGATTAGGTTCCGCTCGATTTCTGCGGCCAGTCCGAATGCAAATATCAGCACTTTGCTTTGGATGTTGTCCCCGACCACGAAGTTTTCCTTCACGGAATAGAGGACAGCCTGTTTTTCCAGTATTTTGTTGATGATCTGGATTATCATAAACAGCTTCCGTCCTAGCCTTGATATTTCCGACACTATGATGATGTCGTCCTTCCCGATTCGGCGCAGTAGCTTCCCTAGGTTGCGCTCGTCCGGTTCCTTCGTCCCTGACACCTTGTCTATGATGTATTTGTCTATCCGTTGGTTGATTTGTTGTGCTTTGGCTTCTACGCCGGTTCTTTGGTTGTCTTCGTCCTGGTGGAACGATGACACCCGTAGGTATGCATACGTTGTCATTTTCTTACTCCTTATGTAAGCCCTTAAATTATTTGTGTGGCAAGCAGTAAGGTTCTGCCTTTCGGGTTGCAATCCCTAGCCACCCCCTCATTATATCATTGGCTGTTTTGAAAGTCCAGTTATTTTTCCGTCACGTTGTCGATCTTCGTGGCCGCTGGATATGAGAACAGATATTGGTTGTCCGTGAGCGTTGTGTCGGTCACATAGGCCAGCAGGTTCTTATTCGTGGTTGAAATGCTGGTTGTCGTGTATAGATCCTGTTCTATCATTCCAGTGCGCTGGATGGCTACGGTTTCGCCGATTCCTTCGTATATGGCGTTCTCGATTTCTGGTTTGGCCGAGAACTTATTGTGGTTCTTCAGGATCTTCATCCATATCCATTTGCGATATGTTTCATCGTCCATGAGTTCTGTTTCGGCTTGCGGGCTGTTCCTGACCCACCAGTGTCCGTTGTCCGGGGCCGATCCTGCTTCATCAGGTGCGAACCAGAAGGATGTGTCAAAGTTCAGCATTGCCCGTTTGTATCCTACGATATTGCCTATTGTGTCCAGATTTTTGCCTTGCGCTTTGGCGATAGTCCGACACTTTATCATTTCCACAATGGCGTCCGAGAGTTCCTGGATTTCACTGGTATAAACCCCGAGAAGCAGTTTGTACAGTGGGCTAGTTGAGTATTGGCTCAGGATCCTGCTTTCTGATATCTTCTTCAGGTCGAATGTTATGTCGTCAAATCTTAATGCTGTTTCCGCCATTTATGCCACCACGTTTATGAAGAACAAGAGGAACATCATGGCCCCGTTGAAGTATTCTGCGTATCTTGTACTTCCGTTTCGTCCTAGACCGAGTTCACACAATGCGTATCCGATGGGGGCTGTGAACCCAGCGATCCAAAAGTAATGACTCGGCATTGTCAGGCTTGCCAGCACTGCCGGCACCAGATATCCGAGTGTCAGCCCTACGAAGTTTCCGGCGAAGTTGTAATACTTTCCTTTTCCGAACAAGAGCTTCAGGACTTTCCCGACCCAGAATGACCGTTCTTCGTCCGGGCTTGTATCGTCCAGGAAGAAGTAGTCCCCGTGGGTGTGGTTGTTGTATCTGACCATCCATCCGATGGCCCACGCCATGCAGAACCATTCTCTTTTGTTTCCTGGGAATGATCCGCCTGCCCAGTACATGGCCATGCACAGAAGGACGAGCAGGATGAGCTTGTAGATTCTGTGGACTTTGAATTTCCCTATGTAGACGGTTGTCCCAAGCATTCTACGGAACAGTCCACCGAGTATCGTGAATAATAATGCCCAGTATGCCATGTTTCCCTCCTTATGGTATGCTTACGTTGACCGTGATATTTTCTGCCAAGAACGTGGCTATTTCGTTCCAGGCGATTGTGATATCGCTTGCGGCCAAGGATCCTGACGTTTTTCCGATTGTCAGTGATGTCACAGAGAACCCTGGCACCGAGTTAATGGGGGTGTAGAGCCTTGAGAGCAGGACGTCCCCTCCCGGTGGGAATCCGTAGGTTCCGCTTTGGTCGTATTCTGCGTAGTCTATGATGGCCTGTTTGATTTGATTCACTGAGTCAGGCGTCCAGACAGATCCGTCCGTCACGGTTACGTCTATTTCCATATAGATTGGCACTGATATCGGGCGGTAGAAGTCGATTGTCTGCGTGTCCCCGAGTGGTCCTGTGTAGGTTACTGGGGTGGCAAGATTTCCTTCTGTGTTGTCCGTTGCGCCCATTTTAAGGCGTAGCACGTTGGCAATATCCTCGTCCGTTCCACCTACGACCACTGGTGCGATTGTCTTCCCTGCGATTCCTCTTGCGTCCGTTGTTGTTTCTTTATTGACGTACAGGCGTGCGAATCGGACACCGTCCACGTTCATTAAGCCAGAGATGATGGCGTCCACCTGTCTGTATGCGGTGGCGGATGTGGCTCTTTGTTGTTTGACGTGCAATTCTTCGTCCGTATCGGCTACGTCCCCGACAGCCACGGTTGATGTGTTGGTTGCGGAGTTCCACCCTGCTACAGGCGTTTGGATGGATATGATAGTGTTGGCCGATGGGTCATTTGGTCCGTCTTCAGTGCAGATGGCGTTCACGGTTACTGTTCCGCCTGCTGGGATGGTTACGGTTGCCACTGTGGCGTATACTTCCGTCCCGGCTTGGTTGGCTATCAAGGATCCTTTAGGGATAACTGAACCGGGGGTTCCACCGAGCGTCATTGAGATTTCAGTATTGGCACCGTATGAAGGTGTGATTCCGTTGATTTGCACAAGGCTACGGAGTGATGACCCGCTGGCGCTGATCGGGTTGAACTGGACGCTTGCTTGGTATGCTTGTTCCCAGACAATGGAAAGTTCCTCGGCTATGATCTGGGAGAACTGTCCGAGTTCAGAGTCGGCTGATTCGTTTATGAATGGGTATTCCCCTGTCACTGGGTGCTTGATGTTCTGGACTTTTGTTGTAATGCTGTCCAGAATGTCTGCGAGTCTTTTTGGGACAAACCCTTCTGGTGTCATTCCGAATGTGGTCATTATATTTCCTCCGTTATTTTATACACGTTTTGGTTGAGTTCAATTTCCACATAGACGGACGTTGCTTTCGTTTCTTTGTCCATGAGGATATTGATTTCCGTTATTTTGTTGACCCCCTCGATGAGTAGCAATTCTTCCCGGATGAGGAGCTTGACGTATTCTAGGTCCTTCCCGCCGAGCATTTGTCCGCCGAAGTATGGTAGTCCTGCGTTTGTGTCTAGGAACCATTCCCCTTCGATTCTGCGCAGGCACGTTCTGACACGCTGGATTGTTTCGTCTTCCCCCGTGCAGAACTTTACTTTCCCGTCCTCGTATCCGATGTCGTTTGTATGTGGGTCAATTACTATGTCCAAGTATCCTGCCATTATTCGACCCCTCCTGTCTTACCTTGGATCGTTCCGCCAGTGTGGATGTGTTGCAAGAACGGTTTTGTGTCGATGGTGGTCACATCTCCGACACTGGTTGCCGGGGCTTTAATGTTCACGGCTGTCGTTCCTGTGATGTTTATCGTTCCGGCTGTCATTTCTATGTTCCCTCCACTTATTGTCATTGTAGCAGAATCTTGCATCAATGTCAATGAATCTTGTTTAACCGAAACTTTTACTTTTCCGTCATCGCTTCTGATTTCAATTGCGTCAGTGGCGTAGTCAGCTACTGGATCCTTGGTTGTGATGACTCCTGGGAAGCACATTGCGTCCGTCAGGTCCATGCAACGGATGATGGATGTCATCGGGTTGTTTCCTTCCACCGGGTTGGCTATGGCTCCTTCTAGGACAAAGTTGTCGATACTGCGCTGGCTGAATATCAGCGTGCAGGGTTGTCCTGGTGTCACTGGGTATGTAAAGCGTACGCCAGCGCCACGGGCTATTGCCAGAGGGATTTTCGTTATCATTGGGTATTGGATGTATGACACGTCCCCTGTATCAGGATTTATGTATTTCGCCTTGATGGCTGGTGTTGCGCTCACGGTGTTTGTTGTTTTGTCAAATGCGTTGATGATTCCGGGTATGCTGGTATTGAGCCGCATGGCGTTGCGCCAGAAGTCTATTTCTATTTTTTGTTCCATTGATGTCACGCAACGATTATCGGTCATGGTATATCCTTGAAAGAGTTGATGGTCATATCCCATTGGTTTTCCTTTGGGGATAGGTCATAATCAATCGTGTGGCAGGTATAGCTACCTGACAATTCTGGACTCACACTCGACACCACACGAATGATTTGACCGGCGTCTATTCCCTGCACGTAAATGCTGGAAATATCCACCCCTTCCTGAACTTGATTAATTCCGAACATTCTTGGGGAAACTTCTTTCAGCCCAGAATTAGCGTTCAGCAAGATTGTTGACGGGCGTCCGAACATATCGTCCATGGCCACGAACGTTCCGTTGTTTATGCTCCAGGAGAATCCGTATTGGTCGGCCAGCTTTTGAAGACCGTACCTTGTACTCCCGGCATATGAGAATCCCTTGTACCCTATCGTTCCGCTTACGTTTATCTTTGTTGGGTCAATGACGATTCCCGGTATTGTTTGGGCCAGTTCCGTGACGATCTGCGACACTGGAACTCCCTGTTCATATGTTTTTGTGAATGTGGCTCGCACGAGGTTGCTTCCGCCAGTTAGGCAGACGAGCGTGGTCACTATGTCGGAGCCGACTCTTTTCGTTTTGGTTGCTTCTATGGATCCTGAGAATAGGAGTTCGTGTGATCCTCCCTCGTATCCTGCGTATGCTTTTATGTAAAGTCCTGTCTTTTTGAACGCTTGGCGTGTGCTGGACTTCAGGTTCCAGATTCTTATTTCGGCGTTGTTTGGGACAGACAGGATGTTTTTCTGGCAGTGGAGTGTGGCTTTGAGTGTTCCGATGTTCCCGTTGGACACGATTCTGATCCCGACTTGGGTATCCTTTACGGTTTCCCATTCGGCAAACGGTCCAATTTCAAAGACGAGTTCTCGGTTGTATTTCGCCATCTAGTCCTCCAGCATTTTGTCTTTCCAGAGTTGTGGTGGTTCTTCCCCTTCTGGGTAATACAAGACCACACAGGACGTCCCTAGGCTTTCTGGTGTGTTGTTTTCCGTCCCGTCCAGTGATATGCACCTGATTGTTTGGTTTTCGAATATCTTTGTCATTCCTTTGACAAGGTTGTCCACGCCCGTGTTGAGTGCGATTCCCATCACGATCGGGTTGTCTTCCTGGTCCATGATGTCCAGAAGCCATGTTTTCGTGTAGGGCAGGTATTTTGTGCGCATACGGAACATATTATCCCCGAGGGCTATGTCTATCGTTCTGCAACCGTCATTTGTGAATGGAATTAGCTGTGGCATATTACCCTCCTAGAAAATCTGTTGCTATCTGCATTCCGCCGGACACGTTCTTGGACGCCGCCTTTGTCAGTCCTTCTGTCTTTCCTTTGTAGGACACGACTTCCATCTTGGTGAATCTGAGCTTTCGTAGGTCCACGCTGATTTGTAGGGCGTTCCGGTATGGCGCACGGTGTAGCATTGGCATATTGGCTATGACCATGTCCGTGTATTGTTTGTGTTGTGTCGTGACGGTCAGTGGGACAGCGTTTTCCCAGAGTTCCACAAGCTTTTCGAATGTTTGTTGTGGCCCAAAGAACCCGCCAGAGAATCTTGACCCGATGGTGTTGTTTGTTTCCTCTATCTGGAGCGTCACTTGTTCTGGCTGTGGGATGACGTGTTCACTCACGACCGATCCGTCTTCCATGGTTTGTTCCGTCACGTTGGACATGAATCTGTGGGCTTCGCTGATTTTGACGTCTGCGAAGATTCTTCCCGTGCTTCCACCAGTTATTTTGTTGAGGAGCTTGTCCGTGAAGCTATCTTTGGCACCGCCTGACTTGATGTCGTCCATGTTCCAGGAGATAAGCCCGACAAACATCCCTTGGGCTTTATTTACTGCATAATCTATAAGTGTTGTCCCTACCATTATCCCTCCTATTGAACGTTACCGCCGAATGCTCCTGGCGCTAATGTCATCATGTTAATGTTTACGCTTCCCCCGGTTGTATCCCTGACGAACTGCGTTGCCTGATCAAATGGCATTTGAATGTTTATGGTGTTCCCGCTGTTTGTGTTGTTTGTGGTTGTTCCTTGTACGCCCATTCCAGCTGGAAGTGTTGGATGCAGAGGATCCCCATTTATTGCTCGGTATATCCAGTCGCCGACCTTGTCCCCGATGACCCCTCCGCCGAGGACAGCGAGCTTGGCTGGGTTGAGCAAGTCCCAGAATGAGAAGTTTTCTTTGATTTCATCGAATCTGTTTGAGAACCCGTTTTTGAATCCTTGGAAGAGTTCCCATGCGGACGTCAGGATTGCGTACAACGGTCCGAGGACTTTCATCACGGTGGCACCCACTGCTTTTATGCCGGTCATCCACGCTGTGATTGTGGCTCCGACCTTTATGCTGGCTATGGACGCAAACAGCCCGTAGATTCCCTTAAAGATTGTAAATACGGTTGTCAGCCCTGCGGCGACCTTTCCGCCTGCCCACAAGAGCAAGACTCCCGTCACGACCTTGGCCACTGATTCTACCTGCGGGGCGTTTTCGCCTATCAGACCCATTGCCTTTGCAATGTCCACCAGGTATCCGAACGCCTTCCCGGCTATTTCCACGAAGCGCTGGAACCCGAGTGCCACGCCTTTGATGATGTCCACGAGCTTGGATTTTATCCATTCTTTGTTGACGCTCATCCAGTCTTTGAACTTCTGGGTCAAGTCCACCAGCGTTGGCGACACCGCCATGAAGATTTCGTTCTTCATTGCTATGAGTGTGTTCTTTGCCGCATTGAGCTGTTTGTTGAACTTGGCTGTCTGTTCTATGCTATCGCTCGGTATGACGTAGGCTTCCGCCATGAGCTTTTTGATTTGTGCTGGTCCTTGTCGCAGGACGTTGAACATATCGTCCGAGATTCCGAACCTGTCTTTGTATTGCAGGGCGATCTTTGAACTCATTCCTGCGAGCTTTCCGGACAGGCTCACTGCGTCAATGCCGACCTTTCTGAACTGTTCAAGGTCGCCGATGAGTCCTTCGAAGGATTGGCCAGATGATTCTGCCACGTATTTCCACTGCTGTAGCACGTCAGTTGACACGCCCATCTTTCTGGATAGGTCGGTCATCTGCTGGGCGCCCTTCATGACGTCATTTGTGAAGTATCCGATGGCACCGCTGGCGCCTAGGAAGAATGTGCCAATTTTCCTGACACCTTCCTTGATCATGTCAATGCTTTTCTGGGCGGACTCTATGTTCCGCTTTGCGTCTGGCTTGAATTTAAATCCTAGCCATGTGATGAGTTCGTCCGCTTCAGCCATTAAAAATACTCCACTTCATCTTTTTCTTTCTTGGCGACCTTCATTTGTTGTCCTTCGACCCACGCCATGAATTCCGCCTGTTTTTTGACTCGATAGAAGTCCTTCATTGATAGGCTTCCATCTGCCAGCTCTTTGTAGGTTACCAGCCCGTATTTGAGTGGGAGGTAGACTACTGCTTCTTTGCGGTACTTTTCTGGGACGGTAAGCGAGTCTGAATTGCCGAAATCCTTTCCTGTCCCGCTTTCATCATTTCCTTCAAGAACTTCGGCGTATATTCCCCCAGTAAGGTTACCGCTCCCATTTGTAGCACTGTCCAGACATCCTCTTTGTTTTCTTCCCGGCTGAACCATTCTTGCAGGTATGCTTCGTCAGCCAGACATTTGTTTTCTGGTGTGAATACCTGTTTGAATATGGTTTTCTTGAGTGGCTTGATGGTTTCCACGTTGAGTCCGTCAAAGAGAGTGTCGAGGAAGTCCTTGCTTACTTCTTTTCCGTTCTGCGCTGTGGCCCATGCGGCGCCGATTTTTCCAACAAGGCCTCCCAGCCCTATTGTGAACTCGAGTTGGAAGTCTATTGAGTCCAGGACTGAGAGTGTTTCAACCTTGTATCTTTTTTCTCCAATGAGAATGTCTTTCATAGCCATGTGTTTCCCCTTTCATTGCTTGTTAGACAGTTACGATTTGTGTTCCAACAAAGGTGTATTGTACGGATCCTTGGGTTTTGTCCCCGGTTGTCAAGGTTTCGGGTTTGGACACCAAGGCGTTTGTGATCGTGTATTTCACGTCGGCACCTGTTTGCAACAACACGACATTTGGTGTGCTGAGCTGGTTTTGTGCCAAGCGGGCTGTTTCTATCACGTCGATTGATGGAGAGGTTTCACGCAATGTGACCCGGATTCTCATCCCTTGGTCGGTTGCGATGTTTAACCCACCGCCATCTGTTCCTTCTGTGATATCGACTTCGCCGCCCACATATTCCACTTCAATAGAGGTACCATCTGCATATCCTTGCAGTGAGATACCGTTGAAGACGACCTTATTGTGGAGTTGGTTGTAGATTTCTTTTCTTGCCATTGTTTCCTCCTTTAGGCTAATACATCAACGTTGATTGCGATTGAACCCATCCAGCCTGCGTCATTGACCGTGATCGTCATTGGTGTGCCGATGTGGGCCGCACGTTGTGCAGATGTCGTGGCTGAGATTTCCTGAATGTCAATGGTAAAGGCAGGGATAACCTTGTATCCGGTTTCGCTGGTGCTGTCTTCTTCCATTCCGTCAGAGTATGAACCGTTCCGTTTGTATTTGTTGCAAATCTTCGAAGCGGCCGCAATTAAGAGGTTCTGCCCATCTGGTGTGTATGGGACCTTCTTATTGCGCAGGAAGACGTTCAGGATTTCGATTTCCAGGTCATTGATGAAGTTACACACGTTTACCCATCCGTCCGTTGACCAGGCTGAGCTGGATTGGTTGCCTTCACGGAAGTATTTCAGTGTTTGGCCGACCACGCCAGTGATTGTGTTGATTCTGCGTGCGTTCAATGTTTGGACGTTGGTTTCAATGTCGGGGAAGTTCACTGCGGCGATTCCGTCAGCATCTTTGAACTTACCGGCGATTGTGCTGTTCTCGGTGTTGTAATCAACAGCCAAGAAGTTGGCCAAGTATGAGATTTCAGGATATACCTGAGCATTGTCGTCATACGTATAGTTGATTCCTGCCAAGCCTTGTTCTGTAGCTTTGTACCCGTTGTTTGCGTTGGACGCTGGGTTGTATGCATTGGCGTTGTTGGTACACATTGCACCGACAGCACGGAATGAGCGACCGTTGATCCAGTTGGCGGCGGCCAATTGATCTTCGGTATCACGGTAGTAGGAATCCAATGCCCAACCGAAGAAGAACAACCCTGCACGGGTTCCTGCATCTGCGATTGCTTGTAATTCTTCGGCGATTGTGCCGGCTGTGTATCCGTCAGCATAGGAAGCGCCTGTAGCTTCTGTTAAGCCCAACAATGTGGACACGTCAGTGATTCCTGAACCTGCGGCTGGTGCGCTGGCGTAGCTGATTGTGGCTTCGCTTCCGGTTGTGGTTGTGCGGATGATCAGGTTGTCGTGATAGACAGAGCAGGTTGCACCTGTCAATGCGGCGTTGATCACGCTGGCGACTCCGTCAATGTCCGTGACAGAGGAGAAGTCCAAGTCTGTGATGTTCTGGACGCTTCCGTCAATTGTGATATTGAAAGCACCGTCACTGATTGTGGCGAGTGTTGTCAGGCTTGAAACGCCACCGCTGAGCAAGTATGCGCCCTGGTTGGAGCTGAATACTTTACCGACAGCGATTTGGCGTGGGCGTTTGCTTTTGGCAAAGAACGCTTGTCCAGCCCAGTACACTGAGCTTCCTGCGGTTGTGATTTTGTTGAATGAATCGGCGGTCAAGTATGTTTTCACACGATCCCCGTGCAAGAAGTCCACGTTAGGTGTGCAAAAACAAATTGTCGTCATGTCTTTTCCGACAGCGACCTGTGCCTTGGACAAGGACACGGTAACGTCAAAAGAGATCGGTAGTTTGTTTTGTGTTTCGGCCATTTTGTTCCTCCTTTGTTATTTCTTTTTATTCATGGCGTTACGAGCACGCTTCAGGTTGTCGACTTTGTCGGCTTCGCTGTATGCGATTGCTTTCGCTTGAGCAGGATCGGTCACAGTCTTTCCCTGAGGCGTTTTTAATGCTCCTTCTTCATATTCACCCATGACCTTCCCAAATTTTTCTTCGGCTTTGGTTTCGTTTCCGCATTTTTTATTCCCGAGTTCACGGAGTTCCTTCCCGAGCTTTTCGATTTGTTTTTCGATTTCCATGGCTGAACGACCTTGACCCATCCGGCGAAGTTCTTCTGCCTTCTTCGTCAGGCGTTGGATTTCAGCGTTGTATTCTGATACCGTGTCGGCATTGCCTGTTTTGTTTCCAAATCTGAGTCCGAGCTTCTGGGCGAGCTTTTTGGCTTCTTCCATGCTCTTTTTCTGAACGGCTTTATCCCAGCTATGGCCCATCCACGCTTCGTATATGTCATTATAGTCGATTTTATATTTTTCCTCGATCATTTCGAATACACGTTCCCTGGCCAGAGAGTCGCCTACTCCCATGATGTCGTACACACGCCATGGTTCTTTCTTGATGGCTTCCAGAGTTGCGGATGATTTCATGTCGGCATAGATAGGATCGCTTGGGTATCTATTGTGGTAATCGTGTGGAAGGCTGTTCCCGACCTTTTTTGCGAACTCACGGGCTTCTGATTCAGATTCGAATTCCTGTGATTTCGTTTCGTTAGCATAGAGAACGACCCAGACGTTTCCATCCTTCAGGACAATTGCTTTGTTCCCGATTTCTTTTTCTGCGTCCTTCTTCAGACCTTGGAACATTGACCATTCCTGTTTGTCGATGGATTCGTTCTTGGAACGGGCAGGAACACCTGCGACTTCGTCCAGGATACGGTCCAGTTGTCCTGTGCGGGCGATGGATGGGTATTTCTTGGCGATGTATTCCTTGGCCTTTTCCCTGTCTTTTCCGTTGGCTTCGTAGATGATCTTGATTTCTTTTTCAATCATGCTTTCTGCGTTGCCGACTTGTATGAATCTCCAGTTTTTCATTTTCACTCCTTATCTTTTTGATTGAAGTTCTTTGTCGTATTCTTGCGCACGCTTTATGGCGATATCGCAGGCTTGTTTGCAGTGCGAGAGGTCGCTTATGATATTCGTTGCGCTATACGGGCTGTTCAGGCGCCTGTATGCGTTTTCTGCGTACATTGAAGCTTCCTGTATAATGCTTTCCAGCGCATCAAACTTGGAGGAGTTCCCGACTTTGCGATTTCCGAGTTCTTTTTTGAGCTGGGCGATGTTTGAGTCCGCTTCCTTGATTCTGGACTTGGCGCCTTCGAGGATGGCTTTCCATCCAGAAGCAGTTGGATTGTCAGCGAGCATTTTCTCGTATTTCTTGACAGTTTCCTCGGCAGATTTTTTCTCGGCTTCCCATTTTTTGAGAACTTTCTGCGTTGCTTCGTATTCGGATTGGGTCAAATTCTCGGATCCATTGTACCCGTTCCCGACACGGATTGATTTTGCAAAGTCTTTCATTATGATTCCTCCTCCGTTGGAACTGTTGTTGTTATGCTTATATTATTACCTATTTTTGTTGTAATGTCAAGACTATTCATGTACTCGATGAGATTTTGTCTTGGCAGTTTTGCGTGGACGTCAATGTTAAGAAGTGCTATGGGCTGTATCTTCCCGTTGACGTATGTGCTTATTTCCTGGATGCTGTCGTGTCCACCGCTTCCGATTATGGGCCACAAGTCTATTTCCCTGAGCGAGCTGTCCAGGTATGCCACGAGGTCATGCAGTGCTTCCTTGCACCCGTTTCCCCGTGCCTGGATTTCGAACCGGAGCCTTGACTCTTGGCGCTGGTGTTCCGTGTATCCGTCCTGTGTTTCCGTGAAGTGTATCACGTCCCTTTGGAGCGTTTCAATGTCCCTGAGCGTCATCAGGCAGTATTGGTTGGCTGGTGTCGGTCCGTTGGCTGGTTCGAATATCGTTATCCATCCTGTGGCTGTTTCCACCGCTTTTCTTAACAATTGCTTAATAACTTCTACCTGGCTCATGATCCGGCTCCTGTCCCATCTGGGCTTTTATATCGTAGGGCATAGTATGATCTGAACCCTGCGTTCTTGTTTGTTTCGGGGTTATTGACTACCACGTATTCAAAGTCGTCAATGAGGACGTACGTTTGCTTGGCTTGGATTTTGTCGTCCTGCTGGTAGTTGATGAAGAACTCGTCCTGACCGTCCGGAAACATTATGCAGTATGCGGCGTCAATGTGGCGTCCTTCGGCTAGGATTTCCAGCTTCTTTTCGTCCACGTTCAGGAGTATGCAATTGACTTCCCTTGGTTGTCCTTGCACCTCTTTCCAGTAGCCATCGACCCATGCGCCTTCTTTCTCGTAGGCGGTTATGGTTTCCGGGCATTCAAATGCTTCCAGCGTTTCAGAGAAGTCGAATGGTAGGTCGCTCATCTTTCATTTGCCTTCCGTATTTGCCAGGTTGTTGAGCGTGCCATATCGCCGGTGTCGACCAATGGGTTGCTTGACCCTTTGGCTCTAATTGTCGCCTGTGCGTTAGGCGGTGTGTCCAGCGCTATGATTTCTTTTGATATGAGGTCGGATCCTTTCTGTCCCATGGCCTTTAGGAACCGGTCAGGATCTACTTTGTCGTCCAGCATATCACGTCTTACGGTGTCCAGCGATTCCGAGAAGAACTTTTTCCACTTCTTTGACGCTGGGGTCATGAAGTCACGCCGGGGGATGTGGTTGGTCCCGTAGTTGTTCCAGATGGCCACATCGATGATACTTGGTCCTGCGTTGCTTCCGTTTTGGTAGTGTGGTGTATTGAGGTACCCACGTGGGAAACCTGCCACGACGCCCTTTTCTGTCAGTCCTTTGGCGGCGTCCATCAGGTTCTTGAATGCGTTTGGTTTTTTCTGTGTGGTTACTGCGCTAACATACAACATCCTTAACGCTCCTGGCTAGTATGACATTTCCTTCTGGCATTACTTCTTCGAGTAAGCGCAGATATTCCAGACCGTATTCTGTGCGCCCGAAGTCTGCCCACACTGGATTGTCGCTTCGTGCGAATGCGTTAAGTTCTGAAGATTCGCTCAGGCTTGCGTTGGATGCCGACTTGCTTGTCGTTTGTGCCGAGCTGGCCCCGTTGCGCATATTGAGTGTTTTGTAGATTTTACCGATATTGAATCGGAGCGCTAGTCTGTGCGCTGTTCTCAGTTGAAGAGCATGGCACCGTAGTTCCCCCCAGAATGTGTCTGAAAGAATCCTATCCTCTACGTTCCCGACATTACTCACTGCGTTTGCGGTGAGTCCTGAGAATTCGGGGTAGGCATCAATGAAGTCATCATAGATGAATGCCATGCTTTTCTCCTTTTATCCGAGGTCGATATTGAATGACCCGTCTTTTTCAAATTTCTTGACTTCCGCAACGATACTGCTTCCGCCTTCGTGGCGTTCTACGGCTTCTGTCAGGTTGACAGGTGCCACAGCGTCATGGGCGCTCACTACCTTTGCGTCTTCGTCTGCGTCATGGCTCACGACCCCCTTATCGAAGAATCTGCGAACCATCGGATTTTTCAAGAGTTCTTTAAGAAGATCCTTGTCCACCTTTCTGATTTCCCGTGGTGCGAGAGTCAGTTGTTTTTCGGCGGTGGCATACAGGCAGATATAGTTATTGCTTCTGTTCATCAGCACTGCGGTTGATCTTGCGATCGTATCCTTTGGCGCTGGCTTATCTTCCTCGGCAGGCGTAGGTTTGACGTCTTCGGATGGTTTGTCTTCCGGGAGGTCGATTTTTGCTTCCATGACCAGTTCGCTATCTTTTGTTGCCTGATCTTCGGTTGGAACCGTCACATTGACGTCCGTGGCAGGCGTATTGTCTACCACGGAGTCCTTGTTTACTTGTTTCGTTTTCTTACTCATGTGTTTCCCCTTTCCCATGAATTAGATTCCGTCCACATAGAGTGTGGATAACTTTTGACGAATGAAGTATGAACCGTGCTTTTGTTCTGCGTAGAACTCAGCTCCCAATGGAACAGGCACAGGTTGTTGCACTGTGTATGGCAATGGGAATGGCATACCTTGGTTCTTTTTGCTTCTGTCTTGGACGACCATGCGGTCTGTTTGACCGACACCAGCACCGGCTAACCAGCGGATGGGGACGATTTCTAATTCCCCGCCACGGCGGTTGGAGTACAGGTTGTTGGTTTTCAAGTAGGTCAAGGCAGAGCTGAAGGCCACGCTGGCGTTCAATTCGAACGGAATGTTGGCCAACAAGGCATATTGTGCCATTGGCAAATAGACCACGTTCGGTAAGAACAAGCCTTTGGAATCGGACCAGACTTTTGTCAAAGCGTTGTTCACGTCATCGACCATTTGTTTGGCTGTTTTGTCTTTCCACTTTGTGGAAGGTGTGCCGGCACCGTTAGAAGCGGCGTTGGTCACTGTGATTCCTTCATAGTTCAAGAAGCCACGGAAACCCACTGAAGCGTCACCGAAGAAGGTGGTTTGTTCAATGAGGTTATCGCAAGCTTCACGCATGGCTGTACCGAGGTCCTGAGCCAGGTTGCTATTGAACCCGAATTGGTATTGGCGAGCGTCTTCGTTGTTCAAGGTTGCACCCACAGCGGAAGCGGCCAAAGGCACTTCGATAGCGCCGATGGATTGACCCACTTTGGGGATGTTGTTGTTTTCGTTTTTGCCAACGAAAGCAGCAGTACCTTGACGTTCACGGACACGGGCGGCGTATGAAGTGGCACCAGGGTTGATTGAGCTGATGACCATGTCTTCGGTTACGACTTTGTACCAATCGTGTTCTGGGTGTTCCACGTCGAAGAATGCGGCGTCCACATCGGTGTAGATGGAGAACGCTAATTCTTGGGCGGTTACGTTAGGTTGTGTACCATAGGTAAAATTTTGAGACATTGTATGTTCCTCCTTTTATTACGATTCGTTGCCTGCGGCGACAGCAATACCGGTTTCGATCAAGGCTAATTCGCCTTTGGCGGCACCAGCAATTACTTTCACGCCTTTTAATTCGACCGCTTTACCGGATTCGCTTGAACCAGCGAAGCCACCGGCGACCAAACCAGCGTCAGCGTCAGATGTGATTACCCAGTACAAAGAACCACCGGTTGTGATGGCGGATTGGGCTTTGACCCAGATACGACCGCCTACACGGTTGGCACGCAACACTGTGGCGATTTCTTTTTCTGCGGTGTAGCTCACGCCAGCGGTGTTTGTGTGTCCCGTTTCGGTACGCACAACGATTCCGCCGAAGTCAGAAGCTTTGGCAGAGCTGGTGGGCAATTTCACTTGTTCTGAGTTGATCCCGGCCTTTAAGGCACCTGTCAAAGCAGAGTACACGACACCGTATCCCACGGGCAAATCTTCGCCAGCAGACACGCCATCGCACAAGTTGATATCGGAAGCATTCGCTAAGCGACCTTCCAGGGCAACGCCCATTTGGTCCGTTACAGACTCTTGGACGAAGCCAAATTTTGTTCCATGATAAATTCCAGACATTTAATCCTCCTTTATTTATTTTTTGATCCCGTAGAACATACGAGCAACGCCAGTCTTTTGTTCGGCTTGTTTGTTCATAGCTTGAACGCCGGGGACAAATTTCTTTTCGTTTGCTTTTTTGTTCTGCACTTTTTGATGAGCTGCCAGGGCGATGGCTTGGAACGCACCGATCATACGATCTTCGCTTAGGTTAGCACAATCAAAACCTTGTTTGTTCATGACTTTGGAAGCCAAGTGTAAAAGACGTTGCTTGCGGTTTAAGGCTTTGCATTCGTTCTTTACTTCTTCTTTTTCATCATCTTCGAATTCGGCTTCGATGACTTCGTCTTCGGCGACTTTTTGTTCCGCCAATTCTTCTGCCATCGCTTCCTGAGTTTCAGGGGAAAGGGCTTCCTCTAATTTCTCTTTGTATTCTTCGATGAGTTTTTTCTTTTCTTCCAATTCGGCATTTTTGGTTTCGACTTCTTCCTTGAGAGTCTTCAATTCTTCTAATGCGTTCTCAACATCTTTGGCTGAAGAAGTTTTTACTTCATCCACCAAGGTTTCTGCCTTGGCCGCATCATCTTCATTGGAAAACTCCACGGTTTTATCGATATTACCGATTTGAACCCGTAATGTTTTTGACATTTTCGTTTCTCCTTTTTTCTTGTTGATTACTCTAACATCTGAACCGCATCTACCCTCCCCTACTGGCAAGAGTAGGACGTGGTTGAATACGATGTTGCCTTGGCGGTAATTATACGGAGTACCATTATAAGAACCGTCCTCTTGTTGGAAGTCTGCTGTATACCCAGCGGATATTTCCACAAGCTCTTTGGCGAGGATCTTATCGATCGTTTCCTTGTCCTTGATAAGAAGCTCGCAAACAATTTTACCGTCCTGCAGGTCCAGGGTTCCGGATATATTACCGACCGTATTCCCGTCCTTGAGTGCGTTCTCTACGGTCCGCCAGTCGTGGTCGCCAACAATGACGTCCCGACCTTCCCCGCTTTTCAACGCTTCCGGTGTGAATTCATCCAGAGGGATATAGACAGGCACGACTTTCTGCTGTGAGCCACCTTCAATGAATTCGCTTTCCAGGTAGTCGAAAACACCCTCTTTGAGGATTACCGCCTTGACGAGCATAATCCCGTCTGCGTCTACTTTGAAGTTGTTCCCTATTTTTACCTTTTCAGAGAATAGTTTCATTTGTCTTTCCTCTCCTTGTTTTTATGATAACATATTTTTAAAACCGTGTCAACACCTTTTTATTCTGCCCATTTTACCCGAAGTTTTTCAATGTCTATTACTGCTTCCGGGCGACACCGGCACATGATGTCATCCCCTGGGTGGTTGTGTGGCATATTCTCAGTGCGCTTGCGCCACGTTTTCCCTTGGTCGTCAGAGTAGACAGTTGGATCATCCCACCGGCAGAACTTCCCTTCCATGACGTAATGGTTTTTGTGGAGCTTCGTTCCTTTCGGGTATTTCCCTCCTGGCGTTCCAACCACTCGAGAATCTTGGACAGTTCTCCAGATATACATATCTATGCCGATGTCCTTCTGCCTGATCGCCGATATGGACGTGTTCATCTTGGCTGTTTGGTCCCGTGCGAGGACTTTGGCTCGGTTATCCGACACCTTGAATTCTTCCTTGATTTGTCCCTGTAGCGTCCTGTTTTCTGGGAACGGTATGCCCTTGTAGTGTTGCAGGACACGTTCTGCGACCTTCCCGACCAGCTGTGTCGGTATCGTTTTTATGTAGGTGGCTGATTCCAGCATCATTATGTCAAGGTCTTTCTGCATATCCTCGTTCAGGATCGTGCCGACATCTATCCCGAGCTTTTCCCGGAGCTGTGCCATGATTTTCCTGCGGTTGTTCTGGTTGACCCTGTCCACCCATGATTTTGCCAGTTGTCCTGCGTTCATCGAGAACATTTCCTCGTATGTCCTGCGGATGTTTTCCAGCCTTCTTCCGACCTCGGACGGTGTGAGCGTGTTGTCCTTGCGCATTTGTTCCAGGATGATGTTTATATCCTGCTTCATTGGTTCTGCCATGCGCTTCATCGCACGCTTAGCGTCATCTGCTATCGTGGTGGGGTTATTGACGGGTGGTAGGCGTTTATACTTGCTCTTGGCCTTCTTTGGCTTTGAGTTCAGGATTATCACTGCCATTGATTAAGTCCCCCAATGCTTTGTCCGTTTGGTCCCTAATTTCGTCCGGGGTGTTATGGAAGTCCACACCCATGTTATCATTGATTTTGTCTTTGTCCAGTGGATTTGAGAATATCTTCTTGCTATTGATTTCGTCCACGATGTATTCGGAGTCAACGATTCCTGCTTCCTTCAGGGTTGTCAGCATACGGACGTTTGTTTCGTCCACGGTGGCTTTTTCTGTTCCATCGAGGTTCCACAGGCTTTCGTATTCGAGTTCGAAGTCTTTTCTGACTTCTGCCCATCTTTCTGCCCCGAGGACAGACGGTCCGAGGATGTCGAACAGTTTTTCGAATTTCGGGTCAAGGCGTGATTCTTGGTAGGCGGCGATGGCGTTGTAATAGTTTTCGAGGTCGCCTTCCCCGGTGGCGTTTAGTCCTCCTGGGGCTTGTCCAATGAATCGGCTGGCTGGGATGTCGGACGCCGCTGACAGGATCTGGATGTATGACATCAGCAGTTCTGGGACGCTTCCAAACGAAGCCCCTGTTTCCTGGAGTTCAACGCCCTTGCCTTTGAGAATGGCCGCACGGAATATGCTTATCATGCGAGCCATGTCTTCGAGTTGTGCGATAGCTTCTTCGCCTTTCTTGGTTCCTTCCAGGCTGAGCAGGTTTTCAGACTTGACCAGCGTGATACTTGCTTTCTGGATGAGCTGGTAAGCGGCCTGCTGTGTTCCTACGCACCGGATGATGGAATCCCACAGGGCGGCGAGAACTGATTCTCCAAAACCCTGTGGGTTCACACGGTAGGCCTGCATAACTTTTTGGCTGGCGTAATTAAAAAGGGGGTCGCCATCAAAAATAATGAGCCGGCTCACGTGTGTCTTTATCCCGTTCACGTAGTAGTATTTCGGCTTATCGAAGCCATCCGAGAACGGGTCATTGTCGTATTCTGGATTACCTAATTGGTTAATTGTCACGATGTTCAAGAACTTTAGGTCGCCTTTCTCTATGGCTTTCTTGTCTATCGGTTTTGAAGGATCCTCTTGCTTGTCTGCCACTCCCAAGAGCACTGCGCATCCTCCGAGCAGTCGTTCCTGGATTGCCGCTCGGCGCATTTTCTCCCATCCGCTGAGCTTGTCCATGGCGTTCATCAGGGCCATTTTTTCTTCGTCTGTTATTCCCACAAGGTTCGGTTTAATTCTGAAAGCGTCATTCACGGGGATTTCTACGATCTTCTTCGCTTCCCATGATGTGTAATAGAGTCTGGTGTATGTTTGCCAGCGCAACATATAGTTGTTCTGGTCATATGGGGTCATGCTCCAAAAGGACGGGTATTGTATGGCACCTCTATCCTGTGTTGTGTTCCCCCCTGCACCGTTCAGCATTGTGTTCCCTGTTTTGGCCCGTGTCTTTTTGTTTCCGACAATGGCGTTCATGGGGCTGAAACCGTGCGCACTTACAATTTGATTTTTTGCCATGGCGTTCTCCTGTTTTCGTTGGTAATATCTTACAACATTTTTATAAAGAGGTCAAGACCCTTTTTTATTGGCCCCCACCGTAGTACTTCCACACACTGTGCGCCATACTGGCTGTGTCCACAGAGTCATCGTGGCTGTGGCTCATGTCTTCAGAGAATAGGGCTGATTCGTTTATCAGGTATTCCGTCATCCTGCTTCCCTCGGGTAGGTATAGCTTCCCGCAGAAGACGTCCCACGACATTGTTTTCGTTCTGGCCACTTTGTCGTCCGGGTATTCGTATTCCCTCGGACTCCATGCAATGGCTTTTATTCCCTCACGCTCGAGAGTTTGTTGCAGTGGCGTCCCGCTGGCTTTGTCTTCTATGAAGAAGTACTTCGCTCGGTTGGCTAGGTTCTGGTCCGTCCACTTGGCCCACATATGTTTTGCCATTTCTATCAGCGCTGGGAACTCCCACTTATCCACAACCATGTCCCGCATGAACATTCTGTCCCGGCGTAGCTCCCAGACCTGTATGCACGAGAAGTCGGCTGTTTGTGTTTCCTTGAAGGCGGTATCTGCGGTCAGGATGACCTGGCCTGTGCATTTTTCTTCTTCTGGGTTGTATAGCTTCCACCAATCCCGTTTGACCAGGAGTCCTTTCTCGGCGATCGGTTCCTGCTGGTATTGGGCTTGGAACATTGAGTCATCGAATTGCAGTTCCTTGATACGCTCGGGTGTGTATTGGCTCGGTATCTGGCAGACGCCATTGTGATCGAGCAGTGGTTTGCGTAGGGTGTAGAAGTTGTATTTCGTTATCAGGTGTCCTGCTAGGTCTTCCAGGTGGAGTCTTTGTTGCGTGTTCACGATCGGGATATTTGAGTCGTTGAGTCGTGAGAGCAGTGTTTCCACGTAATAGCGTAGGACTTTGTCCCTCATTGTTTGGCTGTGGATGTCGGCTGGCTTATTCGGGTCGTCCGACAGTAATGCCCCCGAGAATCCTTTGACCCCTCTTTGGCCAGCGCCGAAGCCTGTGATGGCTGACCCGATGGCGGCAAACAGCAAGACGCCCCCTTGGGCTGTCACTATCTTTCGGTTTGAGTATACGTTTGTCTTATTGACCCGTTCCAGGTATTCCCTCCAGAAGCTATCCACTGGGGACGCTTCCACGGTTTCCATTCTGCTTCCGCTAGGGTACATGGCTTTGTAGATGGGGTGTTCCAGTATGTTCATTATGTCCCGGCTTATGTCGGCCAGCAAGCTTTGGTTGAATGATGTGTATATGAAGTTGCACCGTGGATTGATTGTTATGCAGTACACAAGGAACCACATATTGAGTGTTGTCTTTCCGCTTCGTGGTGGCAGGCATATATTGACACGGTTTTGTTTCCCGTCATAGATGTCCTGGAAGATTTGAAAGAGGTCATGGTGGATCGGCTCGACCGTGAATGGTCGGTTGTTTATCACTCGGAAGAGGTATCGGAACCACGTTTCGAATCCCTTGTCGAGTAATACCCGCCCCAGATACTCTTTGTCAATCTCGGTGTCCGTCATCTGCCAGAACCTCCACAATGTGTTCTTCCACCGCTTTTTGTTGTTCTGGGGTTATGAACACCTTCTGCGACACGATATTGCCTGTGATGGTTGTTTCAGGCTTTTCCCCCTTTGTGTCCCGCAAGAATGACATGGCTTTGATGTTTCCCCGGTTGACCGCCTGGTTGAAGGCGCTGGCTATCAGCATCATGTCCTTGGTTATCTTTTCTGGTGGAACGCCTGGGAACAGGTTTTTGAACACCGCTTTTTCTGTTTCGGTGGCTTCCATGTTCCCCATTTCCTCTATCAGAGCACGGAGAGTTTTTTTCTCGTTTTTGATGGCGTTGGTTGCCATTGCGCCCTTCTGGCATATCTCTTTTCTTTCCGCTGGCGTCCTGCTGGCGAGCGGCACGAGATTTGATCTTTGTTTTTCTGTTACCCTTTGGGTCATTTTTCCTCCTAATATTTATATCCGATTTTGCCACATTCAAGGCATATGAGCTTCTGGGTTCCGTTTACCTTTCGCTTGTATTTGAACTTATGCCCCCCGCAGTTCCAGCAGGTGTCTTTGAATGGTAGTTCCTTCTTTTGGACGACAGTGATGAAAATCCTGTGGCCGAATATATCTATTTTCATCCTTCCTCCTGTTTTATAGGCACCCTACGAGCCAGAGAGCGACAATTGCGCCGATGGCTCCTGCTAGTACCGATTCCCATTTTATGATTTTCATTTGTTTCCTGGTTACCTTTTGTTGCATTTTGTCCTCCTTTGTTTTTAGTCCGGCTGTCGGTTTAATTCTCTGAAGCTATATGATGAATACCCTCTCCCCAGTCAGAATCTGCATTAAACCTTATGACCCAGCCGGTAGCCATTTGATAGGTGGGGCGGGTAGCCCTTGTTTATCGTTTTCGTTTTTGTTTAAGGATCTTCTGTGAGAAGAAGTCAAGCAGGATCATCATATTGGCAATGACTTCCCGTTGTTCTTTGACCTTCTTTTCTAGGTTGTTTATTTGATGGTTGAGTTCCCCATTTAATTTTTCTGCCTGAAATCTCCAGTCACGTTCTTTGTGAAGTTCGTTTTCTGTCCAAATGCCTGACCTTTCAAGACGTGCAATTTCGTGTTCCAAGTCATTGAGTCTTTTTTGTGTGATTATTCTTATCATTGTATTTCCTTTCTTTGTGGCGATTTTTAGCGAGTGGTGTCTAAATTTACCCCTCTAACCCGTCCGAGAACAACCCCAATTCGCATAGGCGTGCGAACTTGGGTGTCTTCAGTCCATACCGTTTGATGAGGAAGTCAGTGGGGACTTTTCGCTCATCCGCTGTTCTATGTAGAGGTATTCCCTCGTCATCGTAGGCTGTGGTTATGCAGAGAACCTCTTGCTTTCCTATGCAACAGGACAGTTCTGTGTCCACCCGTGCGATGTTAGGCATTTCCTCTTTCCAGTGGAAGAAGGATAGGCGAGCCATTTCCCTGGCAAACATATTGAGTGTTAAGTCCGCCTTTGTACCGTCCTTGGTCCATGGGCTTCCCCCACCGATTCTTGATCCTGATCCGTAGAAGTCTACCACAAGCTTGCGTCCGGTTGTCCCACTGTCCCCCACTGGTCCGTGGATGTGGTATTCCCCGGTTCCGTTGATGGTAAATGTTGCTTCCTTGGTTTCAGGGAACTTTTTCTTGATGAGGTTCCGGATTTGTGTCTGGACTTGCTTATGCGTGATTTTCCCTTCCACAGATGGAATGGCCACAACGACACGCACGATTCTCTTTTCCAGTTCGTCATAGGTTACCTGCGTTTTGATGTCTATCCCGTATGGTTGTGCTGGATCCTTCCCAACGTTGTCGTATAGGTATTGGCCGATTCTCTTTGCCATGGAATAGTCCATTGTGTACCCTTCCTGGGATTCGCTGTTCCAGGTTCCAAAGAAGATTCCTTGATCACCCCAGCCCTGTTTGTTAACGCCGGTGGCAATGTCAGGCGATTGGGCGCTGATGTTTGGAATGGCGATAGTGACTTGCTTTCCGCAGATGGTGTATTTGTCCCCACCGAACTTTTTCTGGTATTCCTCGGTGTATCCAATACGGTCCACTGCTTCCCGGCACCACGTTAGCAGGTTTTCCTTCCAGTTCCGTGCCTTGGTTGTCACTTCCCCTGCCAGGCAGACGAACTCGTCCTTGATCTGGCATTCCAGCGCATAGCGTGTGTCCGGGTCAGCCACCAGAAGGTGGTCCAGGATGTATTCGCTTATGTAATCAGCCACCTTGTCTGGGTGTCCGAGCGTGACGTATTCTGACGTTCTTAGTTTTTGACTCATTTTTCTTCCTTCCTTTCTTCTTTTTGTTTTCAATAAGTCCGTGTTCTTTTGCCATTTCTATGGCGATTTCTCTTTCGAGGTAGGCTTGTCTTAGGTATTCTCCCATTGTTTTCCTTTCAGCTTTGGTAGCCTGCGAGCCTTTGGAAGAAGTTCATTCTTGCTTCTGCGCTTCTGTAGGCGAAGTAGCGTTTGAACCGTACCGTGTGTCCATATCTGTTCACGCCTTCTTCCCAGACAGAGAACACCTTGCATCCTCTTGCTTTCAGGTCAGACATTATCTTCCTGAGTTCCGTTGTTCCAAGAACTTCCATGGCTTCGGTGACAGTGATGCCCCTGCTTCCATATTTGATCTTTTGGATCGGCATTGCGAACAGTTTTTCCTTTTTCTCCAAGTATTCCAAAACGACATCTTGCAAATTCATGTTTCCCCCTTTCTTTCTTATCGGAAATTTGCGACTATTAACTTGTAAGGATTACTGAGGTGTTCCTCATTGAAGTCCTTCCTTGGTTTCCGTAGCGCATATGGATTCCTTGCGCTCGGCTCGTAATCGAAGTATTCTTCCAGGATGATTTCGTATATCCAGAACGTGTCCCCCTGTCCGAATGCCGACCCGATTCTTTCCATTAACGTATTGCAGGCGTATGAGTACGCTTCCTGGTCCAATTCGTTTTCCGGCTTGTTCTCTTTGATTTTTTCTTTGTATGCGTCCGCAAGTGTGTGGACTTTTGATACTAGCGCTTCTTCTAGCTTTTCGTATCTATACGATTTACTACCTTCTGTTACCATTGTGTCCTCCTTTGTTTTATGGCAGTGTAGGTTCGTATTTATTCCCCCTACGCCAACGATATTAGACAATATTTTTGGCAATAGCAACACTTTTTTTCGTAAAATCGTATTTTTTTTCATTTTTTTAACCATTTCTTAAGATATTCGGTCCATCCTGTCCTTCCCAAACATCATACTTTCCTTGTTCTTCGTGTGGTTGACGTACTGTTTCCCGTGTGTTAGGAACTTTCTGTTTGAGTAAAAGAGCGTGGCTACCCGTCCGTACAGGTTCTTGAAGTTGTCTGCGTTCCCGTCATAGTCCAGGTTGTTCTTCCGGTAGAGCGACACCCTCGTTTCCTTTGCGTGCGTCTTTCCCATGATCCCCACTGCGTTGCTTCCAAACAACAAATAGTCGCACTTGATTGTCGGTAGCACTTGGCTCAGCCCCTTGAACGGTGGATTTGTGAATATCAGGACGTCTTCGGCGTTGCACCCGTATTCTTTCTGGTAGTCCATGTCAAAGTAGTCTTGCCAGTCTTTTTCTGGCCAAAATGAGTATATGATCTTCGGGTTCCCTATCAGGTCGGCGTACTTCGTCAGTTCCCTGAACACGCTCGTTTGGCTGTCGCATGGGCAGATGATGACCTTGTATGTCTTCCCCTGCTGGTGCCGGCACATCACTTCCAAGAGCAATTGAGCGAACGCCGGGAAGAGTGTGTAGTACTCATCGCTGGCGTCCGTGTTTGTCCCCTTGGCTATTTCCGTGTATCTTTTTATCGTTTTATTAGTCATTGATTTCCACCTCAAACAATAGTTCCGGGTATTTCTGTTTCATTTCCCGAAGGAATTTGTCTATGACCGTGTGTGAGTCCTTATAGAAGAATGTGATCTTGACCTTTGCGTTTTCCTCGTCAAATTCTTTTTCTTCTGGGTTGTCAGGATCCAGCGGTTCCTCTTTCCATGGCAAGTCCAGTCCCCATTCCACGAGGTCATCCACGCTGAACAGGTTTGCCAGCATATCCTGGTTCCAGTCGCCATCGCTCACGTTGTCCGTGATTATGGCTTCCTGACGTTCTTTCTCCGTCATCTGGAAGAGAGGTTTCAGGATTGGGACTTCCGTTTCCCCGTATCCCATATCCATCAGTGCGTGGTAGCGCTGGTTCCCCCCAAGGATAATTCCGTCATTGTCGATCTGGATGACCGATCGGAACCCTTGGCGCTTGATTTTTCTTTTCAGGCGTTCAAATGATTCAGTTGATATCGTTCTTGGGTTGTCAGGGTTTGGCTTCAGATCCTTGACCTTCATGGCCACGACTTCCCATTCCTTATTTCCGATTGTTGTTTTCATACAGGTACCTCCTTAGTCTTCTTTCGTATTGGATTGCTTCCTCTGTTGTCATACCATCCCTTATCTTTCTCAGGACGAGGGCGTACGATTTGTTGTCGTGCCGGTAGATGTCCCTTATCGGCCTTTCTTTGTAGAACAGCCTTGGGTGTGAGAATCTTTTCCCTTTGTATTTTAGAGCTTCCCGGCAGGCGTATTCTGGTTCCATGCCTTCTTCTATGCGGTTATATACGCTGTTATAGTTGACCCCGTTCTCTAGGCACCACTGGCGGACGGTCTTTCTTGGGTTGAGTCTGAAGCACGTCATTTTACACCCCACTTTTCAAGATAGTCTTGTGCTATTTCCCAGCCACAACCATTATCTTCTCCGATAAAATGCGTCATATCGTGTTGGTCTTTGTCGTCACCCTCCCAATTATTAAACTGTCCATATTTTTTAATAACATCATTCGCTTCATTCAACTGTTCCTGTAAGCGTTCTATCTGCATGAGTGCGTTGCAGAGCTTCGTGTAGAGTTCTGCGTTGTCCTCTATGCGAATTTTGAGTTCCTGCTCAAGTTCGTGTATTTTTTGAACATATTCATTTTCTTCCATTTTTCCCCCTTTTTTCTGGAATCCGTTTGATTAGCGTTTCGATTATGTTTGCGTTGTGGACCAGCGCTTCTTCAATGTGTATTACCCTGTCCGAGAGGTTTTCCAGGATTTCTGCGCATTGAACGAGCTGTTCCTGCTGTCTTTTTATGATAACGATCAGACCCAAAATGTCATTCCAGGATGGTGCCTTATGCGTCAGCTTGAACATTTTCCACCTCCTTCACGTATCCGACCATTGATTGTTTGAATCCGAGTTTGTGGTGGGCTTTCATACTGCCCCCGTTGGATCGGTGGACAAATGAGATGATCCGCTTGGCTCCAATGTCCTTGGCGAACTTTTCTGTCCGTTCCACCATCCGTTTGTATACTCCCTTTTCCCTGACTTCCGGTCGGACGTAGACGTGTCCTATGCAGAGTGTTTCAGGTGCGTTTTCGGCGTTTATGTATAGGTTCATAAACCCAAGGCACCGCTTGTCCTTCGTCACTGCGCACACCGTCAGTCCTTTTTCAATGCCGAATTCTGTTTCCGGCAGTCCTGTCGTCAGGCTCATTTCCGTTTTGTATGCGTCCTGGCAAAGTTTCCAGCCCCATTCCCCTAGTAGGAAGTTATTCGTGAATTTTTCTGATTCTGGATTTCTTTCGTCAAATAGCACACACGCATATTCTAGTTGGTCCATAGTTTCCCCTTTCTGATTTCTGGTTTTGCTTTCGCAAAGTTTACTATTTCTTGGAAGGCTCCAATAAGTATGTTCATTTCCCTGGGTGTCATCTTTCTCTTTTGTTGGATGTAGACGTATTCCCCCTGGGTGAAGATTCTTATCAGTTCATTTTCATTGGTTGCCTTTTGTTCCATTCATCGAGTCCAAGAAGTTTTCCCAAATGTGAGCGATCCGAAGAACCGAGTCCGGTGTCTTCGTGTATCCCTTTTCATAGTACTTGACCATCGTTCCGCTCTTGCCAAGGAAGACCCTGCCAAAGGCTTCACGGGTGGCACGGAATTTCTTCCGAATCCGTTCTATTTCTGTCATTTCTTCCATTGATTTTTCTCCTTTCTTTATTATGACACAAGTCTATTATTGCCTTTTTCGTTGTAAATGTCAAGAGTTTATTTTCACAAATCCTCTTTTTTCGTATTCTTTTATGATTTCTCTTTCTTTCGCATAGTCGTGCTGGGTTTGATATCCTTCCGGGTTGTAGAATGTCGGCGTGGCTTCAAAGTCAAATCCATACAGGTTTATGCTCTTTGCTTCGAAGTATAGGCAGATGTCTATCGCCATGAATCCCGTGGACGGTTGTGACCCGATGTAGTTCTTCATCTTGGCTCGCTCATCGTTCCCGATTGTGAAGTCCACTTCATTGTCGTAGTGTCCGCTTCGGTTGGCCACGTATTGTGCGTGGTAGGATTTTATTTCGTCCCTGGACAGGTTGCAGGCTAGGATCAGAAGTCCTGTTTTGAGTCCCTGGCATTCTGGACGGGTTATGAACCCTCGGTTGAACCGGATGACGAAGTCGGCGTCATCTATGTCTTCCCCGTACTTTTTGTCGAACAGGCTCTTTGCGTTTCCTACGATGGCCACTTTCTTTCCCTTGATCTTGTCCTTCAGGATGGCGACTTCCTGGTAGGTGGCACGCTGGATCATGTCCCCTTTGTCTTTCCCGACATAGTGCAGGATGTGGGCATCTTCTTCCGGGATTGGGTGTGTGTATGTCCGGTTGTGGCAGTAGTTGAACTTCTGGTCAATGAATGTTAGTTTGTCCCCAATTGCCACGTTTATGCAGGTTTCATCGTGTTGCCACCCTGTTTCCGGTGTTGGATAGTTCTTTTCTACGTCCAGGCAGAGTTCCGTGAAGTGGATCTTACGCAGGTTGGACAGGTTCATGACCATCATCCCCGTCAGACCGTATTTTTCGTGTCCTATGGCTCTGGCCTGCTTCTTTCCGTAGTGGTGGCTTTCGCACAGGTTTATGTATTCACACGGTAGGCTGAACAGCTCGTCCAGTGGCTTCTGGCATATTGTGTCGGCGTCCACGTAGAGTATCGTTGGATAATCCAGCTGTGTGAGGAATAGCTTCAGGTATGCGGTGTTGGTTATACGGTCCCCGAATCCCCTGTTTCGGAACTGTCTGTCCAGTTTGATAATGACGTTCCTGTGGTATCCAATGGATTGTGGCATTGGTTCTTCCGACACCACTATGATTTCGGCCCTTGGGTTGTGCTTCTTATACGACTCGATGGACACCTTTGCCATCTGTGCGTAGTTGTTGTCTATGCAAAATACGATTCTTCCCATTGTTTCCTCCTCTTTTGTTTTTTTATTGGTGTATTAATTATTTTTTCTATATTCCAACCTTTTTTCTTTCTATTATAGAATGTACATCTATTAAATCCAAGTATTTTTTCCCATTCCGTTTCGCTATGAGTTTCACCATTATAAGTAATTTTATGATTATTTCTCCTGTTGTTTGCCTGTTCTTTTGGAGTTGCCCATCTACAGTTTTCTTGGCAGTAATTTCCATTCACATCGATTCTGTCTATCGTGAGATGTTCCTGGTATCCGTTCTTGATGGCCCAATCATAGAAGTTCTGAAAGCTGTTTTTCCATTCTTCACAGACTTTTATCCCTCTGAGCCCATATATTTTGAAGTGGACATCTTTTTTGTTAGAGCATCTTGCCTTTATCCCAGACCATATATTATGTAATCTTGTTTTATAGTGTCCGTGTTTTATTTTTAGGCATCCACATGATTTTGTGTGTCCTGAAAGAACATTTCCTTTCAATATAGAAACCTCTTTTCCACATTCACACTTAAAAATCCATTTTAAATTGTCTATTTTTTTTAATGCTACAAGCTTTCCAAATTTTTTTCCTTCTATGTTTTTTTCTATCATTCTAGTCCCTCCAATCTTTCTTGAACGATTTTCTTTAAGTCCGGGTCATACGTTTTCGAGTACCTGTCCAGCGCCTTGCAGGATTCCAGCGTCAGGACTTTCCCGTATCTGCTGGCTAGGTTATGCTGGATGATTCTCGCTGTTTGTTCCCGGAATGTTGTTTTGTCCTTTGTCATTTCCACTTCGTGTCGCCTGTAATTGACCATGACTTTTTCTATCAGGTGGTAGTGCCTATCCATGTGCTTTGACCAGAACCAGTAATCGGCCGCACTGTCGTATGGGCTGTCCTGCGTTCCGAATCGTGCTTTTCTGAACATGGCAGACGGTGTTTTGATGGGTTGCCAGAATAGAAGTTCCCTGGATATTTCCCTGTCACTGATTTGGAAGGATTCCACTTTTTCTCTTTCCCCGAACCAGTGGAGCCACCCGAAGACGCAGTCGACTTCTGGGTGTTGGTCCATGTATTCTTTCTGGATCTGAAGCTTGTCCTGGCACCAGATGTCATCGTGGTCGCAGAAGCACACGTATTCCCCGTCCGCTCTTTCCAGCAGGTAATTGTATGCTCCTGTGTATCCTTTGTGGCCCTCGTCAAAGTATTTGATTTTGTCTGAATTCAATGAGTTTATAAACTTTCCTAGCCATTCACTACACCCATCGTTGTAAATGAGCAATTCCCAGTTCTGCTCAGTTTGTTCAATGATTGAGTTAATTTGCTGGGCTAAGTAATCAAACTGCGAATTGTAGCAGGATAAGAGTATGCTGATCATTTGATGTTCCTTTCGTTCTTTGCTATTATGGACAGTTGAAATTTCTGAAGCTCTACGATGGAGTTCAGGACGTATTCCATCCCCTCTATCTGGTAGTTGGCTTCTGCCTGGGTCATCTTTCCCTTTTCCACCCACACCGGGTAGCACCGTTTCCGGAAGTCTATTTCCCGTTTTACGATTTTGATTTGTTCATCTAGTGTCATTCTCCCTCCTTTTTGTATAGACGTTCGAACCCTTTGCGTACTCTTTCTTTGATTTCAGAGTCTGTTTCTTTCTTTGTGGCGATCAAGCGTTCGCAAACAAGTTCTTCCATGTGCATGATGTTTTGCTTGTATATGCAGTATCCACCCCTGTACTGGTCCCCGTTGATTGTCTGGGCCACCACTATCCAGTCGTGATCTTCGTGGATGAGCATTCCGACCGTTTCCGTTGGTTCGTTGTTTTCCACGATTTCCTGTATTTCTTCCTTTGTTTGCCAGACGTTCCCCAGCAGTGAGATGCCTGAGTCGATCCATTTGACGTATACCATTTTTATCATTTTTCGTACCTTCCTTTCGTTTGAAAATGTTCCTTGCACCACGGTAGGACGTGGCACGTGAATGCTTTGTCGGACACTGAGAAGCAACTATGGAGCGCCGACAGATTCTCCACCCTGACGTCTGCTTCCCTGATCTTGATGTCTTCCTGGTAGGTTGGATATTTTACGAACAGGTTCCCGTATATGCTTCGGACAGCCATCGCTGGCGTTTCGTCTTTCATTGGGCTGAAGATTTTTTCCAGCTTCAGGAAGTTCTTCCTGTTGTATATGATGGGCTTATGCAGTTCGAAGTCGAACGTTGACCGTCCTTTGTTTAGGAGCCACTGTTCTGCGTTGCGCAGGCTTTCCTGGTAGAGTGTTCCACCGTTCCTTGCGTTGCCCAGGAATCCCTTGAAGTAGTATGGGATTTTTGTCATGTCCTGGACACCCATGAAGAAGATGTCATCGTACATCAGTACGAAGTTCTGGCTTATGTCTGTCTTTTTGATTGTCTGGTGTACCTTCCACCAGTGGTTTATCATCGGACAGCCTATGTCCTGTTCCTTCGTGTATATGACTTTGCGCTGGTCAATGAAGTCCGGGCATTCCCCAGTGATGAATATCCGGTTGTAATAGCACCCGTATCTTTCCAGTGAGCGCAGGCTGTATCTGAGTTCTTCGTCCCCGTTTATGGACGGGCGCCCTTTGATGTATAGGATGTCGTACCTCATTTCCACCACCCTTCATCCGCCTTCGGATCGTATCCGTCCACGGCGACCCCGTGTGATTTCCATATGGCTCTTTGGATGGATATCTTTTCTGGCACTGGGTGGCATTCCTGTGCGTGTTCCATGCAGTAAGCGTATAGTCGGTTTGCTTGGGCCTTTTTGTTGATATCAGCCACATGGTTGGTTTCCACGTCCACCAGTTCTGCTTCTATGCACGCCAGCCTTGGGAACCTGTTCACTCCGTTATGGAACTTTGCGTACCTTAGGCAGGCTTCCCGGACGTTTTCTTCCGAGTATTTGCCAAGCACCTTGTCCCATTCTTCCTCTATGGATTTCCGTTGTGGGTTGTCTGCCCAGTCTGGTTTCCCGTAGAGGTCCTTCAGTGTTTTGAATGCGATCGCTGTTTGTTTGTTCATTCTGGATCCTTTCTGTTATTTGTAATCGTAGGGGGATTTTGGCACACGTTTGATAAGCCCCCCTATTTTCTTGGCAAGCTCTTGCCTTTGTGCAAAGTTATCCACATTATCCACAGCCCTATTATTATTTATTATATTATTATAGGGGGTAATAATATCTCTATCTTTATCTCTATCTCTATCTTTATCTATATCTACAAGTTGACCTTCATCTTGACCGTCATCTTGGTGGTCAAGTTGACCGTCAAGTTGTCCGTCAAGTTGACCAATTTTAGATTCCTTTGTATATTGGTTTTTACCTGTAGGATTGTGGTTCCCCCCCCAGTTCTTAAATTCTCTTATATCGACCAAGCATTCAAGCGTTTCATCTATGAGATGATCTCCCGTTGGTTCGAATTTTCCTGTTTTTATCAAAGAGATTATTTTTTCTTCTGGGCAACCAAGCCTTTCTAGGACATCCAGCTTCCGTTTGTCAATTATGATTTTTATATTCTTCTGGTACTGCATCTTTACTCTCCATTCCTAATACATTGCGTTCGATGTCCTTTTTGAATTCCCATATCTGTTTTTTGACAGCACATTTCAGGGTTTCGCTACTTCCGGCAAGCTCTAAGGCTTCCATCGTGCGACCAACCCTCTTTTTGGTTATTCGTTCTAGTTCTTCTGATTGTGTCATTTTTTACACTCCCTTCTATGACATTCCACGTGGCACTATTGCCACGACATCATCTATGCACTTTTCAGAGGGAAAGTCAACCGCTTTTTTACACTTTTCCGAGGGAAAATGAGATTTTTTCACATTATGCCACTGTTTTTAACCGTTTTTTAACGATTTTTCGTTGAATTTGACCTACTTTCCCCTCGGATGAACATTTTTTCTGTTTATCTTGACATTTTCCAGGTTATGGTGTATACTGTTCCATGCTTTATCATTACATCTCCTTGTAATGGCAGTTGAAAGAACAGGACGGGGTTTTCAGATTTCCCCGTCTTTTTTTATGCTGGTTGGATCCCGTTGGCTTCTATGTATCTGGAAACGTCCTGGACGTCCTTTGCTACGATATAATGGTGTCCCGGTATCTTTGTTATCTGTTCCTCAAATTCCTTCTGTGTGTCGCTTTGGCGCCCTCCTGAGTTGGCAACAATGAGCTTGCCAGTCTTTTCACTGCATTTCATTTCCTTTGGTGCCTTGCATTCGATATTCAGAGTCCCACCTCGGATCCACACAATGACGTCCGGGCTTCCCTTCAAATACCCTAGGCGGTTGGCTGTCAGTTGCGTCCTCATGGACTTTATGAGCCCAGCGCCCTGGGACGTGCATAGGAACCCCTTCATCCTTAGGTGGCGGACTATTCCAATCTGGACTCCGTCCTCAGCGTACCTCTTTTTGCTTTTTGCGAAATATACGTTCATATTGTTCCTCCGTCATGTCCATGGCTATGAGTGTGGCTCCACCAGTCGTCAGGTCCTTCTGTGGTGTGTCCTTCCCATTTGGTTCCTTGTAATCGTCCGGGACGTGTTTGTATATCGTCCTAGCTCCGTCCTTGATTTCTATCATCTTCATCTTTTACCTCCAAAAAGAGAATGGGCTTTTCAGCCCACGCTCTTGCTTCTTCTGACTTAGAATGGCGCTTCGCCAGTCATTTCGTGTTCTTGTTCTTCGAACCGTTCCTTTAAGTCTTCAGGTTCTTCCTTGACGGGTTCTTCCTGCGCTGGTGGCTCGCTCAGTGGAAGTGCTTTGTATTCTTCCTGGGCGTTGCTATCATCGTGGATGGGTTTGTCTTTTTTGATTTCTTCGTAGTCCACATCCTCGATTTCTTCCGGCGTGTAGACGTTCCCGATGACGTCAGGGAAGGTATTCCGGAAGCACCATGTTCTTGCACGGTTGAACAGCATCTTTTTCGGGTGCTTCTGCCACACTGGGTTGGACAACAGTCCTGCCTTCTTTGCGTCCTCCATGGAATATGTCCATTCCTGGTATTCTTCTATCCCCTTCCTGCGGACATAGAATGTGCAGGCTAGTGTGTCCCCTTCCCCTGTGAACTTGTATTTCATCCCGTTTACGAGTCCGGACGCCATCACTGTGCATGGGATTGAATCCGAGTGCAGTGTCGGTTTACCGTTGATCATGGCGATTCCGTTGATGGCTTGGATTGGCTTCATTCCCATACTGGCTCCTGCCACCACACGAGCGAACGCTTCTTCCTTGGTACATCCCTTTGGGATGAATCCGCCTTCCACAAGGGCGTTCAGTTGTCTTTTTTGTAGAGAGATGACATCGTTCTGTTCTTCTACGACTTTTTGGATTTCGTTTGCCATGGTTCCTCCTATTCTGCTATTCCAATGAGCTTCTTATATTCGTCCCTGAGATACTCAGTTTCGGCACGGTCCGCTGGATCCATCTTGCGAAGCCGGATGACCTGGCGCATGACCTTCGGGTCAAACCCTTGTCCTTTGGCTTCTGCGTAGACCTCACGGATGTCTGCCAATAGGTTATTCTTTTCTTCTTCGAGTCTTTCGATTCTGTCGATGAATGTCCCGAGTTGTCCGGGTGTATTTTCTGTGTTTTCTGTCATTTTGATTCTCCTTTCTGTTTTGAACACACTGGCGATTATAGTAATTTTTATAGGCGAAGTCAAGTGTTTTATTTCACTTTTTTATAATTTTATTTTTCGCCCGAATTCCTTTACGGAACTTTCTACGATTCCACTGCACTGGCACCAGTATTCGAGCCATTCTGCGTAGAATGGTGTCCCTCTTAGAAACCTTATGGCTTCCATTTTTTCTTGTTCCGTTGGATTTTTGTGCTTTTTGAATTTTGACGTTCTTTTTGACGTGGCATCGTCCGCCGCCTGCTGAAGCACTGCTCTTGCTAAGTCTTCCCATGCCATTTCTCCCCCTTTGTTTGCGTTGTTTTTCTATCCTTTGTTGGATAAGCGCACTTATAAAATACTCCATAAATTTTTTATTTTCAAGCATTTTCTTCATCCTTTCTTAAAAACTAGCCAATAACTATGGACTTTTGCCACACAGTTTTGTTGCTTTGCGTCCCGTTGTAGCTTTGATTTGGACACTTTTATTGCTATGTCTTTCAGTTCAAACCCTATTTCTTTTGCAAAATTTATGATGTCTGTATGTGTGCAGTAAAACTTTCCATCTGTCATGTCTTGGCATTTGAAGAAAACATATCCACCTTTTTCTAGTTTTCTTTTGAAGCATAAAAGGCTTTCTCGGTACATTTCAAATAGATCTCCGTATGATTTGAAGTAAGTGAATCTTGCGCACATTTTGTCGTTGTTTTCTGCTTTTCTATTTCTAAACAAGAAAGGTGGGTCAAACACGATACTTTTCAAAGAGTAATCCATAAAACAGTTTAGTTTTGTGGAATCGTCTTTTATGCAGTATTCATGTTGTGGGTATAGATCGCTCACATATTTCGGTCGTTCTATGTTTTCGTAGAATATTCCCTTTGAATACGTACAGTCTAAATCGTACCATTTCCCTTTTAAGTGAATTTCTGAAAGTGCTTTTAGTATTTCTTGGTCTGTATTAAATACGCTTAAATATCTCATTTTACATCCTACAACGGTTGATTTTGTACTGGGTAAGCTTTTGCGTATTGATCCAGGCCTTCTTCCCAGTATTCTGGCCATGTGTCGTGGATCTTTTTCGTGTTCTGTGGATCGGCGTTCATTAGTGCCTGCGCCAGTCCCTTTGTGAAGGATCCACCGAAGTGTTCCCATGCCCAAACGACTTTGTGTTGTTCATTCAGGATTATCCATATATTCAGGTCAATTACTTTTTTAGTCATCTTCTTCCCCTTTCATTTCGATGTTATCAATTGTTTCGTCCTCGATTTCTTCATCACAGCCATCGCTCCAGCAGACGTCTTTTTCCCTTAGCTTCTGGCGTACCTTTTCCCTGGCTTCGTCCATGGACATGGCGTATACCGTTATGGTGTCGTAGACATCAACGGTCTTCCTAGCTGATACTTCAGCGACATATTTCCTTTCCCCTTTCGGGTCGTTCCTTCCAAAGTCAGGATCTATGTTTTTCTGGACGAACTTTGTGAAGTGTCCATATCCCTGTGGAAGTTCGTCAGTGTTGATTTCCTCTCCCCATTTCGTTTTGAGTATTGTCATTTTCCCCCCTATTCTTCTATTTCAGTTGCGATTTGTCTTAGTATTGTTTGTTTCCAGAGCTGGTCCTTGAACAGTTCCCCTGGTCCAGGAACACCACGGAGTCCGTGGCGCCCTGCTTCGTACAGCGTTTCGAAGTCTTCTTCCGGGTCGTAGGTGTATCCGTATTCCTTTATGTCCGACAGCTTCCTGAAGAACAGCCACCAGTCTTCCCCCGCTGGCGTGTAGCAGTGGACGTCCCATCCGTCCTTCTGCTTTTTCACGGTGAATCCGTGGCTTTCGATTATTTCTTTGTTGATTTGGTTCTTTGACTTTTTCATTAGTTCCCCCTTTCCATGAACCAGTTACTATACCGCATTTCGACCCTGTATGGGTATGCGGCCCAGATTGTGTTGTCCTTCGTTTCCTCCCAGTCCTTCAGCTTTTCCTGGATGGATCTGATATGGGTGTCCACAATGCTCTTTGCGCATTCCTGCGTTTCGTATTCCACGTTGGCTACGCAGACGATGTCTTCTTCCCCTTCTTTGTTGCTTTGGATGACGAAGACGAACTCACAGGGTCGTTCCCCGTATTTTGCTTCTACCGCTCGGCTGTAAAACTCGGCTTGAAGCGGATACTGGAGCTTTTGTGGCCAGTTGAGCAGTCCTTCTATGTCCGAGCTGGTTTTGTAGTCTATGACCACTATCCCGTTCTTTGTGCGCTTGATGGCGTCCAGTTTTGCCTTGCAGGGCATTCCTGTTTCCTTGTCCGTCCACATGAATGGCATTTCGGCGGTGGCTCCGTCCAGGATCGTGCTGGCCAGTTTGTGTTCCTTGACCTTTGCGATCATCTTCATGGCACGGTCCAGCTCGTCCTGCGTGATGATTATCTTTCCAGGGTTCTCGGCTTTGGCAGCTTCGTATTTCTTGTTCTTTCTGCTGGCTCCGAAGTCTACAATGGCGTATTCGTTGTTCAGGTGCGCTGGTTCCAGCAACAGGCAGTGGCAGAGCTTTCCGAAGATTAAGGCGTCCGTTTCCTTTTCTGGCTCTTTGTCCGGGTTGTATGGGCTTGATTTCCAGAACCAGTATGCTCCCTTGTCAAATTGTTTTATCTGGCTTGCGCTGAGCGCCTTGACTCCGAAGTATTCGGCGTCCGTTATTTTTTGGATTTGTTGTGTTTCCATTGTCTTTTTCCTTTCGGCATTTTGATTTCAATTAATTCTATTCCTTTTTTTGTGCGCCTTATCCCGTCTGGGTTGAATGTTTCGTTTTCTTCTTCTGCCATTCCATCCCAATCGGGTTCGTCCATCCCATTCATTTGCGCTTCAATATATAATTCTGCTATATCTCCCATGTTATTCCTCCCCGTCTTCTTCCTCTACTTCGATGTCCATGATGTTCACGAAGCCTGTGTGTGGGATTTCCAAGACCCAGCCGGTCATCCCGTAGGTGTTGCATTGGTAGCAGACCTTTGCGTCATCCTCATATTCTTCGAGTTTGTCCAGGGCTTCCTGAAGTTTTTCTTTCAGATATTTTACTTTAACATTATTCATCGTTTTTTCTCCTTGTTTTTGTTCTTGTTCTGCGTGGATTTTCGCCACGATACAAGTCTATTATATTGCTTAAAATGGCAAAGTCAAGCGTTTTTTTCACTTTTTTTGATATTTTTTTATTTTTTTTACTTGACTTTTCCTTTCTGGGTGGTATAATCGCCTATGTTATTGGCAATTCGTGTGACATTTTTAACAGAAAGGAGACTATATGAATGCCGAGAAATTGAAGAAAGTCGTTGAAAATACCGTTGAGAAGGAGGCTGACGGGATTTTTGAGGATATGCAGTGCCATCCTGGGGATTATTCCGAGTGGCTCGACACGTCCGATGAGGATGAGTGCTGGGTCCAGGCGATCGAGAAGGCAAAGGATAATGTCTGGTCCAATCCTACTTCTTATATTGATGAGGACGTACAGGAGAAAATGACAGAGGAAAACTGGCACCAGGTGTATTCGTTCTTGGAGGGTATTTCTTGGGTCACTTATGCGGCCAAAGAGGTTCAACGTATTTTTCAGGGGGTAGCGGCCTAGTCCCGTTGCCTTCCGCACATCATATCAAGACATTTACGCTTTTGTTGTTCGTAGTGCCTTTTAGCTATCGGGTTGCCACTTAGTTTCCCGTATTTTTCAAATCGCATTGCCCATCTAGCGAGGTGTCTTTGTCTTTCTTCTTCGGGTATTTCTGTTTCCCTTGCTTGAGCTTCTGCGTCAAGATATCCAGGCAGGTCATCCTGTTCATATTTCTTTTGTGTCATTTTTCTGAATTCCTTCCACACTTTTTCATTTATCCCGATCAAACGGGCGTCTTCATCTATCCCAATAAATTCGTCCATTATTCAATGTATCCGGCGGTTACCCACTTCACTGTTCCGTGGTCATTGACGAGGAGCTGGACTTGTGTTGCGTCATATCCCGATATGGTCGTCCAGTCTACCGTTCCGCCCCCGTGCTGGTCGCAGTATTCCTTTACCGCTTTCTGGCTTGGGACAGCAGTATCAGAGGGGGAAGACCCACCCAAAGTGTTATCTGTGGATATGTTTAGAAACTTTGATGGCATTCTTCCACCCCCTTGTTATTAACCGATTACCGTGGCTGTGTATGTGTTAGCGGCGATATTGCTTGCGCTATTGATCTTGATGGTAATGCTTCCGCTTCCATAGGTCACATCGCAATACACTTCTGCGCCACCGCTCGTTTCACGGATTGAGCAGATGCAGTCTGGAGCCAGCGCTGTGCTGATCGTCCATGTGCAGACTCCGCTTGAAGCTGTCAATGCTCCGTTTGTGAATGTTGCTTTCTTTGCCATTCCACTGGTGTATGTAGCCAGTTTCAATGGTGTGACAGCCCGTGTGTCGTCCGTCCCGGTATTGACTTCGTTCTGGGTTGCGATTTCGATGATACCTGCCGCACTTTCGCTCGCCGCTCCTGGGCTTGAAGAGATTTCCACGTATGTGGTTCCTGACCAGCGGTAGGTTTTATTCTGGTATTCCCCAGCGGTCAAGACGACATATATCTTGCCAGTTTCGGGCGTCAATGCTGATCCGCCACTCGTAGCTGACAACCATCCTGCCGAGAGGGCAGTCGCTCCGCTCACAATGTAAGCGTCCACAACATCGTCCACGTAGCTCGGCAATTGTGCGGAAGGGACTTTTCCATCCCCGTCCAGGCTTGCGACACCGTTGGCTGTTCCTACTTCTGCTTGCGTGACGTATGTGGAAGAGATATCTGGGATGTCAGAAGCTGACAAATTGTCGCCGCCTGTTACTAGTCCGTTGGCGTCATATGTGATTTTGCACTTTGTGGCACCCGTGATGGCGGCGTTCTTGGTTAACTTTGTAGCCAATTGTTTCGCATTGATAGCACGGGTCGTGTCCGTACCTGTGCTTGCTTCTGTGTCGGTTGCAATTTCAATCACACCCTTTGTGCTGGTGCTGGCGTCAGGGACGCTCAATGTACCGTCATTGGCTATGCTGGTATTGCTTCCGGCGATGACACCACCGATTGTGGATGTCGTGGCAGGATCCACGTCAACGTTTCCGTTTGCGTCTTCTGTCAGACCGTTGCGGAAGTTGTAGATCTTCCCTTGGTTTGTTTCATCAACCCATTCCGTCCCATTGTAGATGTACTTCTTATGGTCCGTTGTGTTGAAGTATTCTTGACCTGTCACTGGGTTTGCCGGTGCAGACGCCAAGTTTTGAATGACCGCATTTTGCAGTTCATTCTGGTTCATGTTTAAATCTGTAAGAACTTTTTTGGCCATTTTTTCCTCCTTTGGTTAGTTTAAATATGCCCGTCCTTTTGAAGCCCCCGTCATTGTGATTTGAACTGTGTTCTTGTCCAGGTATTCCACCTCGGCCACGATTTCGTTCTCGGCACTGTCTACGACGGTGACGGACGGATATTTATCTAGGTTGTGCTGAACCGTCCATACAGCACTCGCAATTCCCTGTTCATGGATGTATCCATTCTCTTTCTGGGCTATTGCGGTAATTTGTTCCTGCAAAGAGTTGTCTTCGGCTTCCCTGGCTTGTTCTTCCAGCGCCAATGCGCTTTGAAGAGGTGCGCCTGATATTGTAGCTCTATCCCCATTCTGTTCAAGCGTTACACCGTTGTTTGCGTCCAATATTAGGGCGTTCACGCCATTGATCGTGGCGTCCTTCCCGTCCTTGGTTACTTTCAGCTCGAACGTGGATTCGAGTTCCTTCTTCTGCTCTAGCTCGAATTCGGCTTCCAGTTCCTTTCTTTGTAGCAATTCAAATTCAACGGAGAAGTCTGTCATACTTTTCTGGCTCCTACCGTTATGACTTGACCGCCCTTAGGTGTGACCTTGCGTCCTTTTTCGTCCCACACTGCCAGGGTGGCTGTATTGTTTCCTACGAGCATTCTTTGGCTTTCCTGTTCCGTCAGGTCAACAAGAAGTGGGAATGTCGGCTTTATGAATGTTTTTAAGACCCCACAGGCGAACCGGATTTCTGCCTTGGATATAGAATGGCCCTGCAACACGTTGTCTGGGTCCCTCAGGTCGATTCTTAAGAGGTGTTGGTCAAATGCCTGTGTGTTGTCGCCTTGGATCAAATCTACTTCTTTTTCTGCCATCGTTTTCTCCTTATATAGGGCGGGGATTTGTGTGACCACCAGAAAGGTATGGGTCGGGTTATTCGCCAACGATATTTACCCGAAATCCCCGACCTTATTATTTTCCTTTCTTGGCGTACTTTTCCAGCTTGGCTTTGTTATCGGCTGTGTTCACAACAGACAACCAGTCTGCCACTTTTACGACTTTGTTGGCTATGCTGTCGTCCTTTGTTGTCGGGGTAGCTTTTACAAGAACGGTACACGCTGTCACAGCGTATCCGATGTATTTGAAAATGTTATCCCAGTTTTCTACGATCCAATCAATCATTTGTTTTTCCTTTCATTTGAGTTCTATGTGGGGACAATCTTTGATACTCTTGAAACTACCGCCCCAGGTAATTTCAATTCCAAGCTTTCCGGCGCACCACATTGCGTTGAGTGCCATTTCTGTCCAGCGTGGATCCTTGTCATCCCAGTTTATGGGATATGGGCAAATGTCTATTGCCTTGCTTGGGAAGGAGTTATGTTTGCTTTGGCCGAATCTGGCTTTGCTTTTTCCTTCCTGGTATTTGATGTTCTGTTCTTCTTCTGTGCGGTATCCGCAGGTTACCGTCAGGTCGAATCCTGACCGGGATAGCATCATATTGGCAAGATCCTGCAGACGCTTGTCGCAGGTTGCTAGTCTATCATTTGATGCCTTTCCCCATTTGTACATCTGTCATTTTCCTTTTTTTGGCAACCTATCTAGGATGAGTTGATACAAGTTATCAAATTTCTGTTCAATCCGGATGATGTCTTCCTTTCGTGAGAATTCTTTCTCTACCTCGGACTTGAAGTCATAGAATTCTTTTTTGAGCTGTCCGACTTCGTGGACTATCCACCAAAGTAGCGGGAGCACCAGGATTTCAAGTATTTTGATAATTGTGTCAAATTCCATTTTTTTCTCTCCTATTCGTTTCCCTCTACGTTGATTATAACAGATTACCCCTGCGTTGTCAATATCCTTTTTGTCTGCCTGTGTGGTTCCGTAGATGAACGTTCAATCTACCGACACTGACCCACCGTGTTCCGATGATGTTTGCGGACGGGACA